AAAGGTCTGTGTCTGTCGCGAATGTCGCCATTTAAAGGTCCTTCCTTGTTTAGTAAAAGTGACTGGTCCTTCCAATCACAACAATATTTAGTGGAAATAAGGAAGGCGAGCCACCCAATCAAGGGGGACCCGCCTTCCATCAAGAGAGGTCAAACTTATTATTATAAGTTCTTCGCTCCTTTTACTCTTACCGCATAGTTAGATTTTAACACAGCGTTACCTCTGGCAGTAGTCGCAACGTATTCCGTTGTTCTTGCTGAAGCATCTCTTTGTGTCTCAATTCTAATTGGTCTCTTCAGGATGTGGCCAAAAGCCATTGGTGAAAATACACAACCTTGAGCGTCTGTCGCCACTGAATCAGCCGCGATCGCTGTAGATTGGAATAATTTCACGTTGAAGATCCTACCAACGTATGCTGATGATGAGATCAACTCATTACCAGTTGATGATAGTGCGTTACCGTTTGAGCTATTGAAACCAGCACCTGCTAATTCTTTAGCGATCCTGAATGCTTGTCCTGGGTGTAGCACAGCGAAGTAATCGCCTGCCGCATCAGTTGGAGCATTTACGTTTCTTAATTTATAAACGGCTTTCAAGATGTCGTCTGCTGACAATTCAGTTGCGTTGTCTCCAACGTCCGCTGAAATGTTCGCTTCTGTGAATATACCAAAAGCGTCAGTGTCAATCTTTTCCGCAATAGCGTTTCCAAGCATAACTCCAACGTCTGAAGCCATATTCCTAGCAGTTGATTCTGCTAAAAGGTCTGACACATCAACTCTCGCGCCAATCTCTGCCGCTGTAATTGTTTCATTACTTGTTGATATTGCTTCACCAGTTAAGTCTTGTGCTTGTGTTGGTGCGTATGCTGTTGCTTCAGGGTAAATTGGTATCTGAACCGTTAAACCTGGAGTCGCAGTCATATCATACACGTTGAACACAGAACCAGCGATTGATTTCTCTGATGCTGTGAAAATGGCTTCTCTTAAGACATTCGTCAATAAAGACGAATCGCTTGAAGATAAACCTGCTTCTGTCATAGATGTTAGTGCCATCGTATGTTTCTCCTTTAGTTGTTAATTTAAAGAAACCTACGCAATATTACTGCCAAATAGTTTGGCGCGATGTTGCTTGTAGATCTCCCTGTCCTTGGCCTTCGTAAGGTCAAGTTTGTCTAAATCAACTTGTTTAACACCCTCTGGATTGCTGTTTGAAGTTGCCCCTGAACCTGTTGGTCCTGCTTGGACGAAGTGTGGATTGGCTTTCAACCAATCTGATACTGCGCTTTCCACATCCAACGGTTCGCCAGCCTCCGTGTATCTCGTGTTGCCCGTCTTGGGATCAACGATCTCCACTTGGCCTGTCTCTGACATCTTGACTTGATCTCTAACAAGCCTCACGACCTGTTCTGGATTGACTGCCTTGTTCTTGCTTGCCGCATTCAACAACGCCCCATCCACCTTGATCTTGGTCAATTCGTCAGTCAGCGTAGATATCTTTGAGTTGGCCTTTTCAGCCTGCTCTTTCAATATCTTTTCAAACTCACCCTTTCTCTTTTGCTCTTCAAGTTTAGATTGCTCTTCCTTCTGTAAAAGAGATTGATAGTGCTCAACATCAACGTTAGAGAATTTCTTTGCCACCGTCTGTTCGCCCTGTAGTCTGGCTGACTTCATCGCGGCATTGAACTGCTCTTTCGTATAAACTGGTTGATTGTCAGTTCCCTGCGTTGGATTGTTTTTTGAGTCTTCTTGAGCAGGCGCAGTGCTCTGTTCAGTATTGACTTCCAATGTTTCATCACTCATTGCTGTGTTCCTCCATTTGTTTTCAACGCTGGATAACGTCGCTGTTGTTATTTATTTAGATGCTAGTAGAACATATCGCCATCAGCATCAAGACCCCAGTCGCGATAATAAGAAGTTTTTCGTAATCTGGATTGGGCATCTTTCAACTTATTTAGGTCCTGTATGAATATCAATGGTGCCTTCTGGAAACTGAACTGGACCCCTTTGTGTGGGCCGTCGTTGTCAGGATGGTCATACATCACTGCGTAGTCAGGGTTGCGTTTGTGTGCCCGCTTACAGATGCTGGACAACTGGCGTTCAGTTATTTGGTTATTGAAATATAGGATGACAACATCCAGGCCAAGGCTAACAAAAAGACCGCAACACTGATCAATCTGATCCAGCACATCTGTCTTCGCAGGCGTGATCTGTATTTTACGATCTTCAAGTGTTCTTTTCGCGTATGGGCAGACAGGCGCTCCACTCGCCTTATGAGTTTTAGCAACAACCTGTCTGATCCACTTCTCAATGTCTTTACTTCCTACGACCACCCTTACGGCCTTTTGAAGTTTTGGACATCTTTGGTTTTCTTCTTCCACCTGTTCCTCTTGGCATTGTCTTCCTCCTTTTTGAAGGTATCACATTCGTCAATAATGAGCTACCTGTTTTTGTATCTAACATTGATTGGCTCCTTACCTTCGTTCTTTGATGGAGCGTATAACTCCAACAATTCTAGTCCGCGTTTGTGTGCGATGTCTTTCATCTTTATGGTTGCCTTGCGTGCCTGCTCCGCGTATCGCCTGCTGGGCCTGTCCATCAGTTTCTCCATCGCCTTGAAATACTTCATACACTCCACCTTGAGCTGTTCGTGCCTGGCCGTCTCCACTGGTTGCCTGTATATGGTGGCTATCGTCATTTCAGTTCCTCTGGTTGGACTGGCGAGAAGTGTATTGAGTGCCAGGGTGCCGTGAGCCCGTGGCTGTTCTTGTATATCTCCCCCGTCTGGACTGATTGTGCGGCCATAAACGTCCTCGTGCCGTTGCCTGATCGCTTCTTCTGGATCACCTTACAGGGCCTCCACTCCTGCCCCTTGGCGTAGAATCTCGCGTGTGGGGTCTGTTGGCCCTTCCTGGTCTTGATTCCAGCCATACTGATCTACCTCCATATCGTTGCGCTGGACGGTAGGCTATGTGATGGGGTTCTGTTGTTGTGTGTCGCCATCTTGCTCCTGTCCAAATAGTTGTTCTAGTTCTGGATGTAGTTGTTTGATCTGTTCAGTGGTGTAACCTTGTTGGATCATCTCTTGAAGATGTGCTAACATATCATTCACGTTGGTGATTGGTGAGTGTGTCAGTTGTGTCTGTAATGGTTGTTGCTGTTGGAATTCCGCTACCTTGTCCTCGTCAGTCTCAATGACCTCAACCAACTTCTGGTCTATCAACTGCTTGACCCTAGGGTCCTCTGGTTTCGCGTCAGCGGCCTTCTTCAGGATGTCCATCTCGTAGTTCCTGTCCCTGATGTTGAACACGTTTGGATATTTGACTTCGCCGTCCCAGTTTATGTTCTGCCATCTCGCGAACAATCTCCATATCTGTTCTTCAGCCAGTTGTAGGTGCTTGGCCTTCTCTGACAGCCTAGAATCCAGTTGTAGCATCTCGCTCTGTAGCCTTATGCCAGATCCCTGTCTCTGTTCCACAGCCCTCACACTGCCTAGGTGTGCCATCCTGTCAATCATCTTGACCTTGGTCTCTATTGAGTTAAGGATCATATCTATTGATTGTCCTGATGGTTGTAGCAGTCTTGGTCCAAGTCCTGGATCCAGTTCGTTTGGCACGTTGATGATGGCCCCCGCTCCTGCGCTGGCCTCCGTGTCTATGGTCTTGACCAGTGTTGGGTGTCCTGAAATCCTGATCTGTTGTTCTATCTCTGACAGCTCGTTGTATATGCTGTTCTGGACGTCCGCTATGTCGCCAATGTCACTGATGCCTATGCCCCTTACAGGAGACCTTTCAGCATAGACAAATACGCCTGGTATCTTGCCCAGGTTGTTTGGCATCCTCTCTATCAATTTAAGGGCCTCCGCCTCTTCAGGATTGTATTCCTCTAGGTAGATCTCCTCCTTGGTGAAGGTCCTCACGTAGTATTTGGTTGATTTCTGAAATGCCCTCTGTTCCCTCTCAAACAATCTGATCATACCCAGTTCATACAGGCCACTTGGCAGTCGCTCAAACTCCCAGTCCAGTATGTTCTGCGGTGTGTAGATTGAAGCGTAGGGTCTGATGCCCTGTGCCAGTTCTTCAGCACGTGTGCCCACCGCCACCTTTGGCTTGTCTATCAGCACGAAGCAGTGTCCGTAGATGCTTGACCTGATATTGACGTCTTTCATAAACGCATTGAAATCCCTGCCCTCAAGGTCAGCGTCTTTGATGAAGTGCTCAACCTCTGGCAGACCTTCTAGGTTGCCCAGCATCCTCTTTGGCTCATTCCTGAACAGGAATGAATTGAATATGTGTATCACACTTTTACAATGGTTATCCAGTGGTGTCTGTGCTATCCTTGAGATGTATTCGTGTGATGACTCCATCACATACTTGGTAAGGTAGTTGCCCATCCTGTATTGGGCGCCACCGTCATATGATCTCTGTAGGAAGTCCCACCTGTGTATGAAATTCTGATATTCCTCGTGTGTTGGAATGCCTTCTAGATTCACGCCACCGTGGTCAATGTTCTTGTTTGTCAAACTATAATCTGCCATTTATGCCTCCTGTTACACCAGTCTGAAAGTTGAATCTCTGTGGTGCCTGCGGTTCTATGTTCCTGGTGATTGGATACAAGAAACTGACCAGATACCCCAAACTATCGTTTGCGTGATCCCATCCCTCATCCTTGGTTGGCAAATTGGTCCCAACCTTGTATGTGTGACGAATAAGACTATTTATTAGGTTCTTACAGCCTGGGTCTATTACGATGCCACGTATGCCCATCGCATTACACAACTTACTATTCACGCAGTTGATCCTGTCCCTGATGCTCATATGTGACCTTGGCATCTTGACCACGAAGCCATTCTCCTGGAGTATCAGTGCGTCAGTCCTCCTGGCACTGCTGGTCCTCCTCTGCCTCGCGGCTGGGTCAGGGTAGGCGAATATCCTCTTGCCAGGATAACGTCTCAATATCTCTTCGCACAATTCATCTGTGTTTGAACTCC